ACACCTTCCAACCTAAAATTGGTTTCAAGACGCGCTACGGCATCGTCGCAAACCCATTCGCAGAAGGAACCACTCAAGGTCTTGGACGCCTCCGCGTCAACAGCAACCGCTACTATCGTCGCGTTGCCGTCAAGAACCTCATGTGATCACGGTTCACATATTTCTTGGAGACCTTCGGGTCTCCTTTTTTTATGTCTATTGATAAATAATCAGAAAGGATATGGCAACGAATCCTAGGCGTAGTGGTCTTAATCCATTAAGCACTGCTGCTCAAGTTAGAATTAGACAACCTATAAGAGGTAATAGTCTATACAGAAAGACAAAGTTAAAGCAGATTGCTGATAGAAACTTCTTACAACCTTCTGGGTTTAAGATGATTATTTCAAGAGCACCTAAGATTGCTTTCTTTGGTAATGCTGTTAATATTCCAGAACTCTTACTTGGTACAACGATTCAACCAACACAGGCATTAAAGAATCTACCGCAACCCGGAGAGATCATTGAATTTGGTGATCTTACACTTCAGTTTATGGTTGATGAAAATCTTGAAAACTATCTTGAATGTCAAAATTGGATTCGTGGTATTGGATTTCCAGAAACTATAGATCAAATTTATGATTTTCAAAATGAATCAGAAGGAATTTCAAGACCAGACTTGAATGATGGGTTGAATATTTACTCTGATGGAACATTGATTGTATATGATTCTCTAATGAACCCTAACTTCAAAGTTACATTTGAGAACATGTTCCCATACTCCTTGTCAACTATTCAGTTTGATGCTACACTACCAGACACGCAGTATTTTACAGCAGAGGTGTCCTTTAAGTATGATATATACAACATTGAATCTGTGGGGTGCTGCCCTGATTAATTATGATTGATTTGGAGACAATCCAAAGCATGTGGGAAAGTGACTCAAAAATTGATCCAGATAACTTACATACTGAATCTTTAAATATTCCCATTCTTCATGCTAAATATTATGAGATGTACAATACTGTGATGCTTCTTCGTAAGAAGGCGGAACAGCAAAGAAAGAATATCAGACACGAACGATACGAATACTTCTCTGGTAAATCGGACCCAGAAGTATACATTGAAAATCCCTTTCCTAAGAAGATAAGAGATAAGGATACGATGCAGAAGTATCTTGATGCTGATGAAAAATTATCAAAGTGTAGTCTTAAAATCGATTACTATGAAACAACCTTAAGATATCTTGAAGAGATACTTAAACAGGTTGGTAATCGTACATATCAAATTAAGAATGCTATCGAATTCATGCGGTTTAGTTCAGGATTAGGATGAACCAAGAAGAACCAATTTACGACTATAGTATGAACGTCACAATAGATGACGTTCGTCTTCTACATTATTGTGTGAAAGAATCTATTAGAGTCTGGCCAGGTTCTCCTGCTAGACCATATGAAGAGCAGGAACACATGTGGGCTATGAGAGATCAGTTTCAAAGAATGTTACTAGATTATCAGTTTACAAACAGTTAATAAATATCTCTAGGTGAGATTTTATTATGGCTGACCTGGTTATTGAAAAGGTTAACGAGGTATATTTAAAAATTGAAACTGAACCTCATGTAGAGTATGAGCTACGTGATAGGTTTACGTTTGAAGTACCAAATATGAAGTTCATGCCTCAGTATCGCAAGAGGCATTGGAACGGAGAGATTCATCTGTTTGATATTAGAACGAAAAGAATCTATGTCGGACTATTAGATAAAGTTATTGCGTTCTGCGAGAAAGCAGGATATACATATAAGTTTGAACCTAATAAGTTCTATGGATTACCATTTGAAGTTAATGAAATGGTGAGTCATGAAGGTGTCAAAGATTTCATGGCATCTATCACACCATTAAAACCCAGAGACTATCAGATAGAAGCAGTATCTGATGCTTTACGATACAATAGAAAACTTCTCATATCTCCCACGGCATCTGGTAAGTCATTTATGATTTACTCTATTGTAAGGTTCTTTGTGAATGCTGGCAAAAAGATTCTATTAGTGGTGCCTACGACATCTCTGGTAGAGCAGATGTATAAAGACTTTCAAGATTATGGATGGGATGCTGAAAACTACTGTCACAGAATCTATGCTGGTCGTGAGAGAGTTAATACTAATGAGGTAACTATTACTACCTGGCAATCTGTCTATCAATTAGATAGAAAATTCTTTGAAGAGTATGATGTAGTAATTGGCGATGAGGCGCACCTTTTTAAGAGTAAGTCTCTTGTAGGTATTATGGACAAGTTACATCATGCCAAATATAGATATGGGTTCACAGGAACATTAGACGGCACACAGACGCATAAGTGGGTGTTAGAGGGACTGTTTGGTCCATCATATAAGGTAACGGGAACTAAGAAACTTATTGATGAAGGACACCTTGCCAATCTTGATATTCAATGTCTAGTTTTAAAATACAAACCAAAGAAGTTTGATACTTATGAAGATGAGATTCAGTTCTTAATTAGTCATGAAAGAAGAAATAATTTTATCAAGAATCTAGCGATAGATCTAAACGGTAACTCTCTAATACTGTTCAGTCGCGTAGAGGCTCATGGTAAGGTCCTTTATGAATTGATAAATAAAAATGTTAGTGAAGGAAGAAGGGTGTTCTTCGTTCACGGTGGTGTTGATGCTGAAGATCGTGAGTTAGTCAGAGAAATTACAGAAACACAAAAAGACGCAATTATTGTCGCATCTTATGGCACCTTCTCAACTGGAATCAACATTAAGAACTTGCATAATGTAATCTTTGCCTCTCCATCCAAGTCTCGTATTCGGAACTTACAGAGTATTGGTAGAGTCCTTCGCAAAGGCAAAGATAAGGTAAGTGCCAAACTATATGATATTGCTGATGATCTGACCACAGGATCAAGAAAGAATTATACTCTTAATCACTTTATTGAAAGAGTTAAGATTTACGTCCAAGAAGAATTCAATTATGACATTATATCAATTGACATAAAAGACTAGAAAAGGAGAATAGCCTATGATTGAAGATGATTTTTACGCAACTATAAAACTTAAATGTGGTGATGAGATCTTCTGTAAGGTAGCAGCATCAGAAGAAGACAACAGGACAATGTTATTGGTATCAAATCCAATTGTAGTATCAGAAATTAAAGTTAGAGGAACAGTACAAGGATATAATTTTGAACCATGGTTAAAGACAACTAAAGAAGATATGTTTATTATGAATCTAGAAGATGTCTTGACAATGAGTGAATCAGAAGATATTGAAATGATCCTATACTATCAAGATTATATTCGTAAACAGAGTAAAGGGAACTTTGCTAAATTAGATAGGAAGATGGGATACTTGGCTTCTGTCCATGAGGCTAAAGAGGTTTTAGAGAAACTCTATAATAATAGCTAGAACTTATTCTTCAAAGGCGACAAACCTAGTCTATACCGTATTGAGTATCTTGTCAAGTGCCTTCTAATCTGTTATAATAAGTGAAACGGATTTAAATATATTATGGCTGTTAACAATGCTTATGGGGTTATGCCGAGACCAAAGAAATCAGAACATTACGTCAATAACAAAGATTTTCTTAATGCTTTGGAATTGTACTTTGCTCAAGTGGCAAGAGCAAAGTTGAATGATCAACCTAAACCTCCTATCCCTAGGTACATCGGTGAATGCTTCCTGAAGATTGCCAATCACCTATCGTACAAACCAAACTTTGTCAACTACATGTTTAAGGATGACATGATCTGTGACGGTATTGAGAATTGTGTTAGATATGTCCCAAGAGAAGAAGCAGTTAGAGATTAAGAACAAGATTCTTGAGAAGACAGATTTTGATGAGGTGTTTGATGCCAATGAGATTGACAGCCAGAATTATTCGGACTATAATTCTATCAAGGATGCTGTCCATTCCAAACTTCGTAACTGATGCTCGTAGCGATTATCACTGACACTCATTATGGTGCTCGTAAAGGGTCTAAACTCTTTCACGATTACTTTGAGAAATTTTATAAAGATGTATTCTTTCCTACTATAGACAAGATGGGCATTACTCATGTGATTCATATGGGTGATGCTTTTGATAGTAGAAAGGGAATTGAGTTTAAATCTCTTGACTGGGCAAAGCGTGTTGTGTTTGAACCTCTGAAAGAGAGGAACATCACAATGGATTTGATGGTAGGCAATCATGATGCGTACTATAAGAACACCAATTCTATCAATGCGGTAGAACTGCTACTTAAAGAATATGATAATGTTATTACCTATTCTAGAGCACAGGAAGTCAAGATTGGTAACTTAAACGTACTGTACATTCCATGGATTTGTGAGGAAAATGAAAAGGATACTATTAAATCTATTAAAAATTCAACTAGCAAGTGTGCGATGGGGCACCTTGAACTCCAAGGATTTAGAGCTCATCGTGGATGCGTCATGGAGCATGGTATGGAAAGCAAACTATATCAGAAGTTCCAGCGGGTATTTTCGGGTCATTACCATACAAGGTCAGATGATGGAACAGTCTTCTACCTAGGTAATCCTTATGAGATGTTCTGGAATGATGTAAATGATGTTCGTGGTTTTCACCTCTTTGATACAGAGACGATGGAACACACACCTGTTAACAATCCGTATACATTATTCAAGATAATCTATTACGAAGATACTGATCACCAACTATTTGACACCAGAGAATATGAAGGCAAGATTGTAAAAGTTATTGTCCGCAAGAAGTCTGATAGTGTTCAATTTGAGAAGTTCATCGATAAGTTGTACTCTTCAAATGTTGCTGATTTAAAGATTGTTGAAAACTTTGTTCTCAATGATGAAGATGTAGACATAGATGGATTAGAGACAGAAGACACTCTTTCTATTCTTGATAGATATATTGAAGAAGCAGACATTAGTCTTGATAAGTCTATGGTCAAAAACTTCATGAGATCAACATATCAAGAGGCTTGTGAATTAATTTTCTGATGTTTATACTTACTGTCGCAGGCAAAGAAAAAGACGGAGCATATTCAGTCGTAGATGATGACGGAGAACAAGTTCTCTATATTTTCGACCAAGAAGATGATGCCATGCGATATGCGATGCATCTGGAAGAGCTTGACTATCCAGAGATGCATGTGCTAGAAGTAGAAGATGAAGTGATGATCAAGACATGCGAAATGCATGACCATCGCTATACTGTGATTACTAGAAATGACATTGTGATTCCCCCTGATAACGCGAATGATTACCTTTAAGACTATCTCTTGGCGCAACTTTCTTTCTACGGGACAGCATCCGACCACCGTTCAACTTGATAGAAAGTCTACA